GACCAAAGATGCCAACTTGCCACCGCATCGGCGAACGTATTCGGCAACCGTCATGCTGCCTTTCTTCTCTCGCAGCTTAGCGAACGCTGCCTTCGCTTCGCGGATGGTTCGGAACTCGACCTCATGCCATACGTCACCATCGCTGGTGACCTTCGCGATGATCTTTGACCGATCTGACCAGCCATTCTTCGCAAGCTTTGCAATCACCTTCAAAGGGCCTCTGATCTTGTTGCCATGCCGCGAAAACTCTTTGCCGCAAATCACAACCCACTCGTTATCAAATTTCATCGCTACATCTCCCAAGAAAACTAAAGACTAAAACCAAGACCGCCTAAGCGGTTTCGCCGTTCCCGGCTCGTCAGTTGGCTAGCGTGATGCCTTTGCGATTTGCTCCCACTGTGCCAACCGCTCTTCGTGCAGCAAAAACGCTTCGCCGATCTCCTTGTGTTTTCCGTTGCTGTTGACTTTGCGACCAAGTCGCAATCCGTCCTGATTCTTTCGCACCTGGAGCAAGCAAACCCCACCGTGCGCCGATCGGTTTTCGTTGCGTGATACGCTTCCGGAATAACCAACGATTGCCACCGTAGACCACTTAGTCGTTACTGTTGTCATCATCTCTTTACCCTTTCAAAAACTTGTGAAACTCAAACCCATACCGCCGAGGCGGTTTCGACCTTCCGGCTCGTCAGTGAGTCAGCGAAACCATTCGGTCACGTTGCTAAATGCCTTTTGAGCATGCGCCAAAGCGTTGGTATACGCTTCGTCAGCCTTGCCGTCTGCTGCCTTAACCGATCCATGATTGCCATCGACAATCTGGACCAACTGTCCGCCGTTGCCGTCAAGTTGATGCAGCTCGATCGTTCGGCCATTTGCATCATTGCAGACAAAGTATCGCCAAGTCTTCGCCAATGTGTTGCTGTTGGCCTTGGTGTTAGGTGCTACGCCTCGATTAACTATTGCTGTGGTCATTTGTCATCCCTTTCGTAGGTCAGTGTCTTGCTAGCGACGTGCTAGCGATGCGATAAGATTATCGGCAACCCAAAGCAAACACAAGACTACTAATTTATAAAATTAGTAGTTTTCCGTCAAAAAGCACGTTTGACCAATGAAAACACTCGGAAAAATTTATTCCGCCGATACCATTTTTTCGTAAACGCGATACGCTTTGCTGTACTCCAAACCCCACAGAGGCCCATGCTGCTGGGTGTTTTCCCACTCGATCCAGCTAGCGGCATGGGCTATTTCATGGATGAGCGTGTCGAGTTGCTCTTGCATGTTCAACCGCGATGAGATGCGGATCAAAAAGCAATCTTTCATCCGCCTACAGTCACCGCAAATCATCTTGCTAACCTTGCAGCGACGTACCGAGATAGACAGAGTTGGATGCTCTGCCTTGAGCAAATCGCGTAGTTCGCAAAACAGGTCTTTTGGCATTTAGCCACCTCGAACTATTCCGCCCTCGGCAATGCGTAGATTAGTGACATCGAAGTCGCCGTTGGCCGATGTCTCAACGTATGCGAAACCATGATTCCATCTGTTAATCCGTGCGTACTCTGCATTGAGGTCGCAAAGACAACCCGTCGACCAAACGAAGCATTCATCGTGCCACATATTAGGTTCACAGTGTCCGCTAGTCTGATGCGAGTGCCCAACTAGTACCGTGTGCTTTGTTCGCATCCAAGCACCTCTAGCCGCGTTTACCGGGCTTGATATGCCCTTCGGCAATTCATGCCCGTGAAGTATCGGCAACTTCCCTAGCATAATTGGACGCTGATCCTCAACCCACTCAATACCATGCTTGTTGAGTTGCAATAGCTCCGGAAGTTGCAACGGGTTTAAATCCCATATCTCAGGGGCTTTGGCCCACACAAACTTATTCCATCTCTCTTCGTGATTTCCGGCTTTGTAGATAATGCGAACTTTCGGGAATCGTTTGCGGATGTGCGTTAGCGATTGATCGACCATTTCGAGTTCACGCTTCACGCCGACGCGTTCCGGGTTCTTATCCCACTTGCTGGCCGCGTAGAAGTCCGCCGCGTCACCGTTAATCAATAGCGTGTCAATCTTCTTTTTCGCCAACCAACTCAATGCCGTTTCAATGGCTACGTCGCTATGATATGGCAGATGCAAGTCTGAGATGATGCCGCAGCGTGTCTTGCCTTTGATGTCGAAGGTACGCCAAGGCTCCGCAAGCGATGGCGGCATTGGCGGCAATTGTCCGGCGGTGCCCTTGTCTCTAGGTTGCGTTGCCCACTGCTTATTATGCTTACCGCCAGCCCCGCGAATAGCTCTAATCATCGTCCTGGCCGACTCGACGCTAAATGCTTCGGGATGCTCCTTTGCTAGTCGCTTCGCTAAGGTTAGATTCGCCGTCTGTGGGAACTTGCTGCAAAGTGCTTCCGCCCATTCCCTCGCCTTGCTTCGTGCCATCATTCCGCCTCCAAATTGCCAACGCTTCCTCGACGGTCAACTCGATCTTGCCGAGTTTGCGGTTTACCCAGTTGTGCAATTGTACACCCCAAAGCCAATAGGCATCTGGCGACGCGAAGTCTGGGGGGTTGTCGGCTTTGTATTCGGCGTAATCTTTGCGGCAAGTGCAACCGTAGTTGGGGATCGTCAATTCCCACTCAGCATGCCAGACGGGATCGCATCCGTCGTAAGCATGCAAGGCTAGCCATGCGTTAGGTAGTGGCGTGATCGTAAAGGATGCGTACGTTATCCGCTTGCCACCTAATGCAATCTGATTGCCCCTGTTGCGTTCGCAAGCCAACTTGCCGAGGTTTGGATTGCTTCGGTCAAGCATTACGCAAACTCCAAGGTAACCGTAGGTACTGGGAAGCAAACATTGCCCGCCGTGAAGTGGCTTGTAGTGATTGAGCAAGTGAGGTCGCTAATCTCAAGTCGGCAAGGCTCTTGCAAGTCGATGCAGTTGTTGGCTATCGGCATCCCGTTAGCGTCGAACTTAAAACAACATCCCGTTGAGCCTTCAACCTCGCAAAACTCCTCCAGTGGCGGATCGTCACCGCCTAAGCAATAGTCATTGAGCGTATTGCACATTGACGGTATACCGAATATTCCGTCGGGATCTTTTTCGAAGATCAGATAGTCGAACCCTGGGTAATCCTGCAAGCAGTTCGGAGTAAATGGAGCGTCTTGGACGAAGTTGCAAGGCCCGTCGATGAAATAGGCTTGCGTCATAACCGTGACGCCGTCTTTAGTTGGTGCAACGGTTGCGCATCCGGTTGAGTCTCCGAAGCTATTATTGTTTTGTGGATTTGCTGGATCGACCCCGCTGCAAAGCGGCTCGAACTCCCCGTCAAACTGCGGCAACGCCGGTAAGCATCTATCACTAGCCGCCGTATCACTCAACCCGCATGGCACAACGACAAACGTGCAATTCGTTTTTCCAGTGCAACAACTATTCGGCAATGAATCGGCGTTAGTAAGCGATACTTCTTCGGTTGGCAACGTGTCATACAACTTGATCCGCGTAAACGATCCGATGTCTAATTCCGCCGTTGCTGGATTGACTACAAGCCCTTCTGGGCAATTATCGCTGTCGGTGCCCTCTTCCTCTGTCCAGCTGTTTGTGTAAGAGCATATTCCGTTGCGATAGACACCCGTGCAAGCGTTGTCTATTTTCTTGCAAACGTAGGCGTTTGAAATGTCCTCAAGGATTGAGTAGTAATAGGTCGTCGCAACGAAGAATCTGCAAACCGGCTCTGCGTCTTCATCGCACTTGGTTAACGCTTTGCCCACCGTGATTCTCAAGCGAATTAAATCGTACTGTGCGAGATAGTAGATTCTGATCTTGCCATCAAACGAGACTTGCTTTGTCTGGTGCTTAACGCAATCGCAAACGGGCGTTGTTGGCGGAGTCGTTCGATTGATGAAGTCGGTTTGCGTTTTGTAGAAATCTGCGGTGTACGAAAACGAGTAATTGCGACGCGCCCACAAGTCGCAAACGTTCGTTGCTGTCTGACAATCCAACTCGAATTCCGCGACGTAGCAACATCCTTGGAGAACCAAAGGTTGACTTGGACATGTCGGCGGCTCGCTCACTCCGTTGCAAGTCTCGTAAGGTGCCTTGAGCGTCACCGTCTCCCAGGGCATCTCTTCCGCTGTTATGCAACAATCGCAACAACACTTGCTGAGTTTACTCACGCCAACCCCCTAGCAAATTTCAACCGCCGAGAATTTATTACCGATGCGAAACAACTTGAGGTAAGCACCGCTCGCAATCGCTGAACCCATGTTGACTACATTAACATCATACAAGTCCGTTAGGACGTTTGCATCGCTTATTCGATTAACCTTTGCCGTGCCCGTGCCTAGCGTCGTACCTGCCCTCGCTGTGATTGTACTCGTCGCCACTGCGACGAGGCAATCCGCCGTTTGTTGCGTTGGATCGCTATTTCCGCCGGTGCTTGACCCGCTGCCAATCATACGAAGCAGTTCGAGCGAATCGGCATCGTTGAAGGCGTAGAGAACTTCATCAGGCATTAGGATGTCCTTATGAAGGATGAAAAGTTGATTTCCTTTTTGCACCGGAAAGTAAGCGTTGCTGGCGTTGCTGCCTTCGCTCCGGTCGTACCGTTGAGGGCTCCGATGATGCCGAACGTGTTCGTGTCGTCCATGTATCGCTTAAGTTTATTCGCGTCCGCCGCATCGACGTAGTAAGGCCCTACGTCAAGTCTGAGTTCATCGTGCTTATCGGGGTCGTAGGTCACTTTATACTTGACCCTCCACGCCGCGAATCCTGCGTACGATCCTAACTCAGCTTCGACAACTTCGAGTAGCAAGGTTCTCGCATCGAAGACTTGCCCGATAGCGTCGAATGAGGCTTGGTTAACCGTGTCGTTTCGATCCAAAAACACCTTCAGTTTTTGCCCTGCGTCCTCGAATTGCACGAACGAAAATTGGCAAAGGGATCGCGTTTCGGTCAGTGGCGAATCGAATGGAGTTCCGGCTGAGTTCACAGGCTTCTTGGCTGTTGGCGTAGTTCGATCCGCGACTAGCACACGCTCTTTTGTCACAAACGAATCGATCTTGAATACCGGCACCCATGTCGTAGGGTCTGGGGAGTCTGGATTCTCTTGGCTCTGCTTTTGCTCTTCGGTCCCCGTTTGAAACTTTCCGTCTACGTTCCAGTAGTACGGGTTGACTTCATCCCGTTCGGCGGTCAAGTCCTCGCATACCAATCCTAGCGGCCCGTATAGCAAGCCAACGCGGGGCAAGCCTGGAGTTTCAGTAAGCACCGAAAGACGCGATGTAAACTTATCGTCCGTCTTAACGCGAAAGCTCCACGCCTCACCGAAGACTAACGAAAAGCCCTGCCCCTTGCGTACGAATCCGCTGCCTTTGCGAAGTTCCGACCCGACTAACTCATTCGCCATCGTTACCTCCTAAAAGCGATTCGCGGTGCATTCTCGGCAAGTAGCGTTTGCTTCTTGGTTTCGGCTAGCAAGTCCTCAGCAAGTTTCTTTTGTTCGGCCTGCTGTTTGTTTTTAGCGTTCTCGGCTTGCATAAACATAAACGCTTCTTTGGTGCCAGCCTTGAGCGTAGGTGCGATGTTCTTCGCGATTTCCTGGCCGCTCTGTGTACCGAACCGCATAGCCGCTTCAATCGCTGCTTGATCGCCCTGTTGACGACTCAGTCCCTTTTCAGGCCCTAGTGCTACCATGCCCTCAATGCGTTGTAGTTCCGCTTGCAATTGTTTTTGAGGGGATCGCATGCCCTCTTTCATCTTCTCGGCGTCTTGCTCGGCTTGCTTCTTCTGCTTCGCTTCCTCGATGAGTTTGTTGAGCGTTTGATATCGCTTAATGTCGTTTTCGCTGTAGCCTGCGGCTTTTTGCTTTGCCGCCATGTATTCGGTTTCGCTCATCGTCAATTGGTCGTACTGATCGCGTAACGACTTGAGTTCCTCGATCTGTTTTTTGTTCAATTCATCCTTGGCAATTTCCGCCGCTTTAGCCTTCTCCGCCGCCGCTTCTTCTTTCGCTCGTTGCTTGGCTTGCTCGGCTAGTTTACTTGCTTCCGCGTCGGTTTTTTTCTTGTTCTCTAGCCGCATCCATTCGGCGTGCATTGCATCCGCAATTGCATCCTCTTCGGCTCTACCTAGTTCGCTGAGATTTAGTAGGTACTCGTTCGATTTGCCTTGAGCGTAGGAAACGAGGAAGCCCCAGCCTTGAGCAAACGCGCCTAGCGTCGAGGTCAAAGCTTTTGTTCCTCCCCCTGATGCTTGCGTACGGAATGCTTCAAGCAATGCCGTTACCGCTGGCGTGAGTTGCGTACCGATCTCGATTGCCAACGCCTTAACATCGCCACCAGCTTTAGCAAACTGGCCTGACAGCGTAGCGGCTAGTCTTTCATTCATTCCTGCGAAGCGTCCGCCCTCTTCGGTTGCAGATTTGAACGCATTAGCAACCATCTGAGCACTAATGCCGCCTTGCTCCATTTGTTTACGTAGATCAGTCATCGCAATGCCAGTCGTCCGGCTTATTTCTTGCAATGGATTAAAGCCTGCGTTGACCATCTGCAGGACTTCTTGACCCATTAACTTACCGTTGGCTTGCACTTGACCAAACGCCAATGCGAGCGACTGAAATTGCTCGGGATTGCCGAGCGATATTGCTGAGAGTCTTGCTAGCGTCGGCTTAATCTGATCCGCAGTGACGCCGAACTGAAGAAGAGTCTTCCCAGCCCTTGCGAAGTCCGAGAAGTTGATGGGTGAATCAACGTCGAGTTTTTTGAAGTCCGCCATCATGCCGGATGCGGTCTTCGCTGATCCGGTCATAACCTCAAAGGCTACCTTTGTTTGCTCCATCTCGGCGGAAAGGTTAATGGCCGACTTGATGCCGCCTATCGCAGCACCTAGGCCAACATAGCCCATCGCCAAGCCTTTAACCGCATTGATTGCGGATTGCTGCGCCGCAATCGCTTCGGTTTGCTTTTGTGCTTCCTTCGTTGTCAATCCAAGTTGCGTTTGAAGTGATAGTTGAGCCTGACGAAAAGCATCGGCGGAGATGGTGCCCGCTTGTAGTTTGTTTCGCAGTTGCTCCATCGACTGCGTGTATTGAGCCATTGCCCCCGTAGGGACGGTTATGCCGAGCTTCTTGGCTAATGTTTCTTGCGTCCGTGCGAATGCGTCAGCGGTCAAGCCACCGGCCTTAAACGCCCTCGATAACTTTTCAAGTTCCGTTTCGTACTTGTCGAACGGGTCGATAGACTCTCTTGCAATGCGTGCAATGCTATTGAGTTCATTCCGCGTAAACTGCCCGTTTTTGCGAAGTTCTTCGATGTCTAGTCCGACTTTGATGTTAGCGACGTTGATTGTCTGCGCCATTTATTTAGCTCCTAATCCAAACATCGCCTTTACCTGTCCTGCCATTTGCGTTGATGCTTTAGCGGCTTGCTTCAGTATCGTTTTTGCGCTACTTTTTGGCCGTCTATAGCGACTCGGCATAAAGTCGGCTACATCGGGCATCTCTTGACCGGCTCTAGCGTATAGAGGCAAGTTGATAGCGTGCACGATGGACGCGGTTTGCTTCCACTCTTCGCCTATTGGCTCGATAGAGTCAAATGCAATCCACTGATTCAACGCTCCCGATGGTAGGCTCTTAATCCACGCCATCGGGTCAACAATCCCCCATCTCAACGCAAGCCGGAAAGCGATTGCTAACCGCCGGTTGCGTCTGATTTTTTTGCTAGTGCTTCGATCTCGCCAGCGTCGTACTCAGTGAGTCTTAGGCACTCTTCGTACAACTTGCCGACCGTCAGTCTTGGTAGTTGCCTGAGCGTGTCCGAATCTTTTACGATCCGCTCGCCATCGCTACCAACCAAGCAATACGACACAAGCAATCTTCGATGCTTGGCAAAATCGAACTTGTCGCCTGACTGCATCGCAACTTCCATATCCGCTGCATCAGACTCGCAAAGTTCACGAAGCGTAAAGACTTCGCTACCGATGCGAACCTCAATAGTGCGAAGTGGACGCGATGCCGCCGCTAGGAATCTATCTAGTTCGCTACTCATCGTCTTCGTCCTCCCCGATGATCCGCTTTGCTTCCTCGACAAACTGCCGGGAGAATTGCTCAGGCGGCTCGATGTCGATCTGATAGCCCAAAGCATTCATTGCTTGCATCTCAATCGATGCCATTTCGCCTTCTGTCAGATACTCGTGCGGGAAGTTGAACAACGCTTGTAATTGCACCTTCTCGCCGTGTGGCAAGTAGCCCACCAAGACTCCATCGAAAAGCACCTGAAACTGTGCCAACGGTATATCAATCCCGTCGGCTCTCGTACCAAACTGCTGCTTGAGAGCAAACATAAACACTCCAAAATTAAGCCACTGTGTAAGTCAAAGTCGTTGCACCATCGAATTGCAACGTATAGCTGCCCTTCATAATAACACCCTTTTCGCAACTTGGGAATTTTACGTTTTTCACGAACGCTGTCCCCTGCACCGAACCCGCTCCTGGAAAGGTCAATGTAACCGAGATTCCCGCGTACGGCTCCGCCGTTGGGATCATCGCAGTAGTGATCGGCACCGCAGCACCGAGCCAATTGAACTCAACTTCAATCTCTGGATTCTTCCGAAGATCACTTGGTCGCAATTGCTCATAGAGAGTGGTGCCCAAGTGCGTAATATCCAACGCATCGACCGAGATGTTGAAATCCCCGATGCGAGTGATCTGAGTTGTAACCAAACCAGTCCCGGAGATGGTTGCCCCCAACCCGGTATCTGCAACTGTTAAAGCTGGCATGCCTAAGGCTCCTTGTAATGCACCAAGAGATCAAAACTAACCAAATACCGATGCTCTTGGTTGCCATCGGTTGGAGGATCTTGCATATACTCATCGCCGCTGTCAAAGTCGATGCCGCAAAACGTGTAGCCATCGACAACACCGCGAAACGAGTCAATTCCAGTCTCTCTAATCGCTCTACTGATTGCACTTGCCGCCGTGCGTGTCAGTGCAAAACACTCAAGCGTAATGCGTGCATGTGCCGACTTACCTAGACCGCTTACCATGTGATCGCGTTGCGTTGAGATGACGTAGTAGATTACCGCTGGCATGGTCGCTTTTTGTACCAAGACGTCTGGGTACATGCGTTGCCCTACAAGCGCTGATACGCTTGCGTAGGAGAGCAACTTAGTTCGCAACGCTTCGCCAATCGCCGACATTACAGTTCCCCGCTGATGATACCGATTGTTCGCGTTGCCGCTTCGCTCGATCCGCTGACAATGCGTAGCAACTTGACGCCCTCGAAGACGTTCGGATTGAGTGCAATGTAGCGGCTAGCCCCTACGTTAACGCTGTACTGCGTTCCTTCGTTGTAGAGGTTATAGAAGTTGGTTCCTTGGTCAGATGACGCTTGAAACGTAAACGCAGCGCCAGTCAACGCCGAAGGGGTCACGATTGCAAGCGGTACGCGTCCGCCTTGCATCGTCAACGATGTTGAGGTCGTACCGCTCGATGCGATAGTTACGGTATCTGTGAGTGTTAAATTTTTAGCCAAGACGCAACTCCTTTATCTCTTTTTGCAATCGGTCGAGAAATGCTGCTTCCGCTTGCGATCTCGTTTGGTCATACGCCCGAACAGGTGCTCGTTCGTTGTTGGGGAAGCTTGCCGTTTGTGCCTTCGCGCCCACGGTTGCATAATACTGATTGCCACGACGCGAAGTCCTTAGTACTTGCTGGCCGGGCTTGCCCCAAAGGTATCGCGTATACGACGTGCCTTTTTTGTACGGCATGACAAACTGTTGTTTGTTGCCCTTTGGATATGTAGCACCGACATAAACAACGACTCCACTCTTACCTACCTTGTGCCCGATGTGCTTGCGTGAGTCATTGCTAAACGCTGGATTGTCTTTGTACTTTTTGCTCCATCTTTTCCGGCTACCGCTCTCTCTCGATGATCTCGATAGCGGCTCTGTAGCCCTTGCAATAGGCTTCGCAAACTCACCCAAGCATCGACCGAATGGCCCATTGCGTAGCGTTAGCGGTATCGCTCCGACTGCCTTGATTAAGTCCATGTTGATTTCGATTTTGCTGCTCATTACATCACCACCGAGCAAATTAGGTCGATATACCTTCGCAACCCGTCGACTGGGTTAATGTGCGTAATGCCGTATCGCTCGCCGTCATAGGTGATCGACATGGTCGTATCGTATCCGCTGCGATAGCGTACGCGAAAAACAGCCCGCGTACCTGCTTCTAGTTGACGCCCTCGCATCGATTCAGTGCCACCCGTCGGGCAATACTCGCACGGCTCACCAACGACGTAATTAGACCACGACACAACCGGCTGACCGGATGCGTCTTGCGTCTCAGTCTTTTGTTGTATCGTGCATCGCTGGCGAAGTCTTCCGACTCGCAAGTCTTTAGGTCGTCCGCTCATGGGTAACTACTCCTCATGTAACGCCGCACCAACATCTCGTACGGTCGCATCGTCTGCAATGCTTCAGACATGAGCATATCGCGGTTTTCAAAGTAATGAGCAATCAGCAATTTAATAGCCGCCTTTGCTGCCTCTGGTACGCTCTGCCCGTCTTGCGAATATCCGCATTTATACGTGATCGTCCACGCATCCCAACGCGATGAGGTCGCCGGTAAACTCACCTGATAAGCAAGCTTAAATTGATCGACATGCAATTGGTACAAACTGCTCGATAGCGTCTGTAATGCGTTATTGCCATCGTAGTATTGAATCGAGGTAATCGAGTGAATTGGTGATCGCAATAACGTAAAGCCATCGTATAGCGAACCAACCCGCAAGCGTAGCGTTTGGTAGCAAGTGACCGTATCGGTATCATGCTCCCACTGCTCCCTAGCCGCTTGAATCAATGCGGACAGGTGAACGTCGTGCGTAGTGTCGCTACTTGCGATTTCGAGTTGTTTTTTTGCTTCGCTCAGTGTCACTGGCTCGGTTGTCGGCCCTGTCACTAGCTCCGGTATCAATCGCATGTGCGAGTCCTCTGGCAATCATCAACTCCGCCTGTCCGATAGGCACTGCTACCAACCGATAACCGGCTGGTAGACCTTGCCAAAATTGTTTTAGGATCAAG